GGGGTTAATGCCAACGGTGATGGTGCCGTTATCTATACAGGTATCCCCAGTCGGGCAGGTTGCAAAAGCCACTGATGGCAGGATGCACAGAATAAGTATCAAAATTTTCATTACGCCCCTCACGGTGTGGTGGTTATTGCTATTGATGCAAGCCCACCATTCGCAACCTCGTCCACCGCTAGGCCGGTCTGTTCGCCGATGCCAACAAAAAACGTGGAGTGAGTCCCAAATGAATACGACGATCCGACAAATTTCCCTCCTGCACCTCCCGGCCGGCCGCCTGAGTCGAACCCCCCACCTGCGCCTCCGCCTCCTATCGTAGACACCCCAGTGAACCCTGAATAGATACCCCACCCCGGATTCCCGTATCCCGTTGCAATGTCTAGCCCCGGACTTGTACCATTGTAACCATCGCCCGGATTATAATCCCCTGTCCTGTCTCCAGTATCCCCGCTAGCCCCGCCTATGGCGTATGCGTATATGGTACCTGTGGAATCAGTCCAGTTGGAAGACGGCGCGTCGTAAGTTGGCGCTGATGATGCGTTGGTGATAAATGCAGCGGACCCCCCACTACTGGGACCATCACCATCATCACCAGGCCCGCCAGCCCCCCCACCGCCATTGAGTATGAATGCAAATGACGACTTGCTAGAGAGTGTCAGTTTACCCCTGCAACCAGTCGGCAACGATGAAGTTGACCATCCACTAACTGACTCTATAGCGGTACCATTGACAGTGATGGCTCCGGTAGGCGTCGAGGTGAGCACATAAAATATCAGAGGTACAGCAGCAGCAGCAGCAGCAGACGCCGTGTTACTCAAAACCGACTCGCCGCCCGCCCCGACTGCCGTCACGCCCGCATAATACGTCGTGCCAGAGGTGAGCGGACCGTTGATGGTGTATGGTGACGTGACGCCGGTAATTTTGGTCCCGTTGGCGGTCGTTACGTCCGTTGTGGCGTGGTAGTAGAGGTTGTAACTCGTCGCCCCGCTTACCGTGCCCCATGTGGTCGTGAGTTGCGCCGGGGAATTGCTGACGGAGGAGACAGTTGGAGCTGGGGGGGCAGACGCAACTACCGTCCCGGCAGCGGAAGCCCCAGCCCCGAAGCCTGTCCCCTTACCCGCGATCCCCGAAACGCCCTGCCTCTGAGTTGCCACTGCAAGCGCCGATGCTCCCGTCACGCCGCCCGAACCGGTAAGCGTAGCCGCTGCTACTTTCTGAGCAGAAATAGAGAGGATGCCGAAGCTGGCAACCTGGCCCGCGCTGGCTATGTTGGCCTGCGCGTTGCTGGCCGAGGTGGTAGCAGTGGAGATCGTCCCGGCAAACGTGCTGCCCTTGCCGCCCAGCGTCGCCGAGGCGAATACCAGCCCCGTAGTGGTGATAGTGCCGATGCCCTGTACCGAGCCAGCACCGGATAGAGTAGCCATGCCTGCGCTGCTCGACGTGCCGGATGCGGTGGCTAGCCCGGCCATCGTAAGTCCGATGGAGACGGACGCGGAGCCGTTGGTCGACGAACCGCCAGTTGTGCCGACCGCAGAAATGCTGCCGCCGATGACTGCGCCGGTGCCGGGCAGGATCGTGGCTATGTCGTATTCCAGGTCCTGGTTGATCGATGCACCCCAGGTCATGCCCTGCGATACGGTAGCGGCCCCGTTGGCGGCTCCAGCGGAGGTGCCGGTAGCGGAGATGGCGCCACCGAACGACGCCCCGCGCGAAACCGTTGACGAGGCGAAAATCAGCCCGGTCGCGGTGATCGTCCCGACGCCGTCCGTTACGCCCCGGCTAATGGTGACGCTTGCGGTCGTGGTCCCGGTCGCTGTCACGCTGCCGCCCTCTGTCGCGCCCTGCGATGCTGAGGCGTAGGCGGTACCGGATGCAGGGAGTGACCCGATGGAGATGACCTCGCCATTTTGCTGCAGCACCCTCGACGCGGACCCTGCCGCTGCCGATACCGCGGAGACTCCGCCGATGCCCGAGCTCGCGCCGGCAGAGACGGAGGCGAGGCCGAAAACCAGCCCCGAGGCGGTGACGCTGCCATACCCGGTGGTCATGCCGACACTGACGGTAGCCGTCGCACTCTGCGGGCCGGTCAAAATCGGGATGCCGTTGAACAGGTAGACCGTCCAGCCGCCCCAGGTCCCGACCGGCTGCCAGTATGGCCGGCCCGCCAGGATGGAGCTCTGCGAGAGAGGCACACCGGCGGGGTACTGCAGCCCCCGGACCGTGACCGGGACACCCGCGGGCGCTTCCCTCCCCACGTCAACCTGCGGGATCGCAGCGAGGGCTGACGTAGCAAACAGCAGTATGGCGATAATCGCACGGAGCACGGTCACCTCGTTTCAGTCGGAGCAACGTAAAACTGGCCCTTCAGCAGATAACCGACAGAGCTTTCGGGGTCGATGATTTTGAGGTCCCAGTAGCCGACCTTGCCGCCGATAGCCGCCGTGGTCGCCCGAGAAATGCGGATCCTGACAGTCCCGGCGCTCGAGTTGGTCGCCGTGCTGATGTTCGCCAGGATCGCGCCCGAAGTCGGCTGCGTGCGGGCGACGGACGAAAACGTGTAGCCGGTGAGATTTACCGGGTTTCTGGCCGAGTCGGTAAAGATCAGCGTGCGGGCGAAGTCCTCCCCCTGCTGGACCTGCAGGTTATAGACGCCGGGGATGTAGGAGTCGGCAAGCGCCGGCACAGCGCAGAGGATGACCAGACAGATCAGGTGTCGCATGGTGCCTCCTATGCCAGTGTGAGCGTCACGGTCCTGGTGCCACCGTCGGAGCCTCTCACTGCGATAACGAGGTGCGTATCGTCCGAGAGCCAGCACTCCATCGTTTTGTTGGCGGCGAGCGGCGACGGGTTGACGTTGCTGAGCCCGATAGTTGTGACGCCCAGCGTCGAGGTGCCAGCGGTGAGCGGGCCGACGGCGAAAGCCTGGCCGCTGCCGGGGCCGGCGATGGGAGAGGCTGCAGCGAAATTGGCGTTGATCTTGATTGCAGCAGCTCGCAGCGAATCCCCCGTTCCATCGTTTGCCACGGTGCCTATGTTGATCGTTTGGAATGACATGTTGCCCCCTAGAGGTTTGTTACCGACATGTAAGCGTTGCCGACGTTGACGGCTGCCGTGTAGGTGGTGAAAATATGCATGGACCAGACGTGCGACCCCGCGGGAGTGAAAAGGTCCCGTTTAAAGGTTACCTGCCCCTCGGGGTCAACGTTGGAGTTCCAGTTGGTCCCCGAGATATAGGTGCTGTCCATCGTCACCCCGTCCCGCTTGATTTCGACCGTCACGTACTGAGCGGACCCCATGCGCTGGATTTTGATGTTGGCATCGACGTGAACCACCCCATCTTTCGGCGTGATCAGCGTGAGCGAGAACCAGTCTACGTCGGCAGCGGCAGCCAGCGTGGTCGGGACCGTCGACCCGGAGCTGTACGGGGAGGTGGCCCCGGACCCGGTCACGGTGTAGGAGTGCGCGGCCACTTGCGAAATGTCCTGTCCGCCTCCGCCGTAGACATTCCGTGAAACGAACTTGAAATAAACGGTGCTCCCGATCAGCGCCGGGTCGTAGGCATATCTTACAATCGACTGATCCAGCCGCAGGAAGGGTGCTCCTGCCGAGTGTGCAAGTATGGGGCTGGCATACGCCCCCCGGCGCAGGTAGGCGAGCGCGTACCGGTTCGCCGCGGTCAGCGTGGCTGTTTTATAGGAGATGTATTCTCCCCCGACGTAGCAAAGCGTATTCAGGTTGTCGGCGTCCGCTTGCGTCCCCGACAGCAGAGCCCCCCCACTCTCCGACAGGTCAACAGCCAAAGTCTCCACGGTGTCCGGGTCGGACGTGACCGCCAGTGACGCGGTGAGTACTCCCTGCTTGGCCGGCCCCGTGGCGGTCGCCACCTTGGAGTAACTGACGCCGTCATGGGATGCCCAGACATCGGCGCCTCCCCAGGAGGCCCCACCGGAGAGGCCGAACCATATTTCAGGGTTACTGCCGGACACCAGGGGTTTCGGCACCTCCCAGATTACCGGAGCGTTGGCGTCTCCCGGGGATGCCTGGTAGTTCGGTAGATACCCAAGGGGGTTTTGGTGTGCGTGCAGCGCATGGGCATAAACCCCAATCTGGCATTCCTCGACAGTGAAGGTCAATAGCCCGTCCGCGTCCTCGCTGATCTGCCTCGCCCTCACCGGTGCCTGGTTCAACCCCATGAGTGCATCGTTGATCGTCAGCAGGTCCATCGGCTCAAGTAGGCAGTACGACCAGGACAGCCTGAACGTGTAGGTGTTTCGGACGTAGAGCGACCGCTGCAGTATGATTTGCGCCACGGCTTGGGCAATCGATCGGTCGCAGATGAAGTGCATCGCGATCGGAGCTTTTGTCCGGAGTCCTTTTGCTTCGATGTCGGCCTGGTCCTTCGCCTCAGCGATGACGGCGTTGTAGTCCTGGTCCCTGTCGGAGTACTCGATCTGGATGTGATTGAACGCGTCAGCCGTGGTTGATCGGTTGCACTGCACCGGGTCATCTACGGCGGCAGAGGTTGATAACCCTGAAGTCTGTCCGATGATCCCAGACACCCGGTCCCCGGGCGTGCCGGCGGTCGACACGATAAAATCATCGTCAGTTAGGTCGTAGACCGGGGTCAGGTTTGGGGTGAATATGACGCCGTTGCCGGTAAACGATGCGTCGGCGTAGGGCGCCAAGGTGAGCGTCCCCTGCGACCACACAAATTCGCTGTTCGTCGCGGCGGTGAGCTCCAGCAGCATATCCTTCGCCGCGGCCTGCTGAGTGTAGGCCGGGGAAACCAGCAGATTGGCCGCCAGGCAGTAGTTGGAGTAGTCCGCCAGGCTCCCGACCTCCCCCGCGGGGAAACCAGCGCGCGCAAGCAGGTCGGCGACAATGACTGCAGGGTTTTCGTCCAACACACCAGGACCCACCGACGAGCTCGCAGAGGATGCCGACAGGGAAGCGATGTCGAGCCCGGTAATGGCCCATCCGGTCTCCCCCTCGGGGCTCGCGAACATGTAGGACCCGAAGGGGACCACCCCCCCGGATGGAATGGTGAAATTTTGGCCGGTGCTAAGGCTCGTTGCGTTCAGAAGGGTGACGCCCGTAAAGGTGACCCTCATTGCCGCACCGGCGTAAGTGTCTGCGCCGGCGCCGGTCGAAACGAGAGACAGCCCGGCGGAGGTCCCGGCGGCATAGGTTGACCCGGTCCAGGTGTCACCGGACCCGTCCCAGTTGCTGTTGAACCAGGTTGGTCCCATCACCGAGGCGATGGCCTCGCTAGCCCCGGCTGTCATCCCCAGTCCGTAAACCTCAAACGCACAATTAGGGAGGGCTGCCGAGCCGTCCAGATTCATCACCGGGGTGGCGACGTAGGCAAGCCCAGAGTACCCGATAGCCTCCGGGCTGTGCAGTGCCGACAGGTAGCCCCACGGGGCCTGTGGGCTTTCCCCCGGGAAGATGGTCAAGGAGAGGTTGGCCGTATAGTCCGAGAGCGACAGAAACCGGTTCTTGTCCTGCCAGAATTTGCCGACCCCGCCTATTGGGCCTGCAGCTAGGCCAATGGCTACGGCGGCTGTATATGAGTAGATGGAGACGTTATTCCCGCCCATTATTTGCCACCCGCGGACTGTCCTGCCGCCTTAAAATCCCCGTACCAGATCAGGTTGCCCGATATCCGATTGGTGCCGTAGACTAGGGGGATGACGGCACCATAGGTTGACGTCTGGACCTTCACCGATTTCAGTTCGGTTGGCTGGCTGGCCTGAGACCCTGAAAGGTTCATCGTCTCCCCCAAAAACTGTACGTTGCCACGAGGCGCCCCACGAGCGCCGTGTCGTATGCCGACGTCCCCACAACCCCCACCCCCGCGGCCGCATGTATGAGGCGCGGCCACTCGGTCACCACCGCACCATGAGACGCAATGCGCCCGAACCGATAGAGCAGGATGTCCCCTGGCTGAGGCTCGCACGTAACCGGAGAGCAGTATTTCTCCAGCCCGGCCCGGTAAACTTCGTCGCTGCGGTGTAGGTGGAAATCTGGCTTGAAGCTCCCCAGGTCCGCATGCTCGATAAGCCCGGCGCCCTCAAAGATCGCAGCCAGGAAAGTCCCACAGTCGACCCCCACCTTTTTGATCTGCGCGTTCAGGTGGTAGGGCGTCCCGATCCAGGACCGCGCCTCACTCACCACTCGCTGCCTTTGCTCGGTCTCGGTCAAAATGCTGTCTCCGCTGCCGGGATGAACGGTTCCGCCGAGAACCGCACCAGGTTGCTAAATTTGCTGCCGCACGTTGACTGCTGCTTGTCGCACCCAGCGTAGGCGGTGAACGTGTCACCTACTGCAGGGACATTCGGCCATGGGAGGGAGAAACTGAGCGTCCCCGGCGAATACGACTTGACGGTACGTGAGACACCCGCGTTCGCCCCGCTCATGAAGGTGACCGTCCCCATATCGAACCATCCCGACTGCGAGTAGCCGATGTCGGCGGTGATCGCGACTCCGGAGGCCGGCGCCACGATAAATGAAATCTGCGCGTTGTTGCCGCTGAAGGTGAAGCCCCATCCCGTGGTCTGCGCAACGCCGTTCAGATACACAGCATCAACCGCCAGAGGGATATAGCCGACAGCCGCGGTAAAATCCTGCGTTGCGCCGTCCCCGGTGCCTACCGAGTGCGCGGATAAGGTACCGATGCTGCCGCCTGGTTGCGACAGTCCGCACAGTATCTGCGTGGTAGTGCTCCCGGCCAGCACGGCACTGCTGGAGCCAAACCCGGCCTTGCTGACGGTGCATCCGGTATCGTAGAGCACGCGCCGGCACCCGGGTTGATAGATGTCCGCCGGCAGTTTGGTGTTGAGCAGGAAAATGTCCGATTTCACCGTCACCGGGATTTGCGTGCGGCCGCCCCCCTGGATATCCTGCATCGTCCCCTTGAACCGAATGATCTTGTCCACGTAGGTCGCCCAGGTCGGAGAGAAGAAGGCGCGCTCCAGCAAGAATGCCGCGTTGTCGAACATGCCACGGTAAGCCGCCTCTGCAAAGGTAATGGACCCGACCATGTCTGAGGGGGCGGGGAAGAACGTCATGGTCAGATCATCCACTTCCAGCCCTGCAACGAGGTTAATGGCACTCCTGGTGCAGAGCGGTACCGGCGGGTAGGTTTGGCCGGCTACCGTCAGCGCGGTGTCCGCCGTCGTGAATCTCAGGACCGTACCGTTCAGCATCGTGACCGTGTAGAGGTCCGCCATCAGGTAGGACGCCCCGCTGGCGAACAGAGCTATGAGGTTGGCGTTGTTGATCATTTCACGCTCACGAACTGCAGTTTTTTGAGCTCCCATAATTTCAGCATGAAGTTGTTGAAATCGAGAATATCGCTGAGGAACCGGCATCGGAAGCTGAAAGAGAACGTCGCGGTGATCGCCACCCCGGCCCCGGGTGCTGCATCGAAAGCGATAACTCCCGCGCCCTGGTCGACGGCATAACCACCGGTTGCCACCACCCCGTTCAGGTAGACAGTGGGGATGCCATTACAGGAGGATATCGGCTCAACGAACCCCCCCATGGTGCGCAGCAGCTGGAATTTCGTGGTGGTCCCGTCGCCCACGCCTAGCGGCTGGGTTGTCACCGTGTTGTCGGAGGCATCAGAGTAAATAAACCGGCCGCCGGCCCCGAGACATTTGTTGAAAAACCCCATCAGTGTTTGTAGCTCATTCGTGGAGTCATCCCGCAGGAACTCGTAGGGAAGGTCCCACTGCCACCGGGGATAGCTCCAGTAGGACGTTGCCGACTCTTTCCCGCTCGCGGCCTGGTGGATTGAGGTTGACCATATTGGCATTTTGCCGCGGTTGTAGCTGAGCCCCAACAGCGACGAGGGGAACACCGGCAACGTATTGAGCGCCGACGACCTCGGAGCGTCAGAATCACACGATACCGTCGTGCTGTCGCAGGTGATTGTGGTACTATCACAGGTGATCGTCATCAGCTCACCGCCGGGTTGAAGTTTCTGGACTGGTTGCGGATCGTCGCAGCAAGAGCCCTGCCGTGGGTCTGGAAAAACTTAGCCACCCCGCCAGCGTCCATGGCATTGACGTGAAAATGCACATCTCCGCCCCCGCTGCCCCCGCCGCTGTCGGCCACGCCACGGATCACGTTTGCGTACTGCGCCGGCAGGACCATTTCCTGGGCATGCAACTGTGTCACCGGGTTGACCCCCGCTGGGATATCGTAGCCGCCGGCCGCAGACGCCATCGCAGCAAACCCCATCCCCTCGGCATAGGCAGCGGCCCCGACCCCCGGCGCCATCGACCACCCGACAAAGGGTATGGCGGCCACCGATGCCGACGCTGCAGCAGCGTACAGCGCGGCGAATGAGCCGGCGGCCGCCACGTTCGCGGCGATGGTTGTTGCCAGCTGCGCCGCCGCCGCCGTCTCGGCAGTAGCCACCCGGGCGGTCGACTGCACGGTCGTGGCCGTGGTCTGCACAATCTGGCTCCAGATCCATTTTTCGGCGGACTGGAGCGCCATGCCGATGAATGTGGAAAGCACCGAGGACGCCATGCTTTTCATGAAATCCTTGAACGTACCGCCGCTGATGAGCATTTTCGTGATCGACGAATTGAAAGAGCTGGCGATCCCATCAAAGGCCGACTTCCACCCGGAGACCTGGTCCTGTGATGCTTTCAGATTCAGCCCGTGGATTGCCTGGGTGTGCTTCTTGCTGGCGACCTCCAGTTCATCCATCAGCTTTTGCTCTTCAATGCTGCCCTGCCTGGCTGCAGCCAACTTCTCGTTGAGCGCCTCCACTTCGACGGCGTGCTTGCGATCCTCCAGCGCCTTAAGCCGCGCGAATTCCTCTTGGTCGCTGATCGCACCGATGTTCTTCATGTACTCGATTTGCTGCTTCTCCATGTCGAGGTCCAGCGTGAGCAGTTGCCGCCGGTGATCGGAGACCATGTCCAGTCGCTTGATCTCATCGGCGGCGTGCTCGCGCTGCATCTTGTCGACTTCGCGGTTGGCCGCTACAGCTTCCTTGCTGCCTTCACCGTATTTCGACGCGATGAGCTTGGCTTCCTGCTGGGCGATGGTGACGCGCTGCACGCTGCCGACTAGTGCCGCCTCCGACTGTTCCTTCATTCCCTGGAGCTGGGCAGCGAGGGCGTCTCTGGCAATCTGCTTGTCGGCCTCAAAAATCTTGTGTTTGACTGCGATGATCTCTTCAGCGGACAGGTCATCGAAGGCAAGGACCTGCTGCCAGTAGCTCCGGTTCCCGGCGAGGTCCTCCGCCCAGAATTCCTTGTTCTTCTCCTGAATCTGCTCAAGGTCGGACTCCCAGGAGGGGACGCGGGATTCCGGCTTCTCTTCCTTTGCGCCTTCCTCGCCGGTGATCCGGTTGCCCCCGGTCTTTGGCGCCGACTTCTGGGCCGGGATCATCCCCCACCGTTTCTGCATGCGCTCGGCAGCGTTCTTGGTGTGCTGTTCGATGTCATCGGTGATCCCGATCCAGACGCCCTTGACCGTCTGCCCGATGCTCTTCATGGTGTCGGCTGCGCCCGAGAAATCGCCGGTAATCGCCTGCTTGATCGCCAGGGCCACGGAGCCGACCAGGACACCGATAGACATGAAGACGCCCTTGGCGAGGTCCCACAACGTGGTGATGGCCAACCCCATCATGTCGAGCGCGCTCACAAGCGTGTTGACCGAGGCGCGGAACACCTTGACCACGGTCGGCCCGATGCTGTTGAACCATTCGCCCATGGCCGTCAGGACCGGCAGGAGGGCGTCACCGATGACTTTCCCGATGGACTGGAATGTCTGATGCAACTCGCGCATCTGGAGCTTGTAGGAGGCGGTCTGTGCGGCGGCTTCCGGCCCCACCGTGAGCCCGAGCGCGTCGGCGCGCTTGGCACCCTCAGCCATTTCGTCGGCGGTCAGCTTAATGACCTTGCGGACCTCGTCCCAGGCGCGGCCGTAAAGCTTCTTGCCGGCGATCTCCCTGTCGGTGCCCTCCTTCAGCCCGGCGAGTTTCTGGTTCACATCAAGCATGATGCTAGTCATGTCCCGGTAGTCGCCGTTGGAATCCCGGGTTGCTACGCCCAGATCGTTGAACGCTTTTTCGTTGCTGCCGAGGCTGCGCACCATCATCTTGGTGGCGCTGCTGAACTGCTCGGTGGTCACTCCGACATGGTCGAGCGCCGAGATGAGCCCGCTGGCCTCCTCGGTGGTGATCCCCATGGTGGCGGCGAGCTTCATGGATTCGGCGTTCAGCGCTACCGTTTCCGAGACGGTCGCTTTGAAGATCGCACCGCCGGCCATGACCGCCGTGATCCCGGCCATGACGGCGTTGACCGATGACATGGCCGACTGGACGCTTGCGGTCATCCCCTGGAGCTGCGCCTTCACCCCGGCCATGCTCCCGGCGATCTGCGCGTTCATCTCGGCAAAGGCCACCGACATGGACTTGGTCGCGGTTTCCGTGGCAGCGGCAGCCTCAGACGTTCCCGTCTTCAGCTCACCGGTTTCTGCCCCAAATTTTACGTTTACCTGATCGTCAGCCACGTCACACTCCGGCTATCCCGCCACCACTTGCTGCCACAAAATCACCGATGAAATCTTCCAGGGTCTTCGGGCGATCTTCCTTTGATACTGGTTTTTCCAGGAACGCCCCGCACAGTCGCGACATGCTGATGTGTACCGGGGGGAAACTGGCCCAGTGCTTGTTCAGTTCCTGCAGGCGGGGCAATGTCAGGCGGCCCACCTCGTCGTATGTCCAGCCGGTGGCCGTGACGAGGAAGGCAAAAAGCTCGCCCCAGTCTACCGCCCCGCCGCGGCTTCCCCCTCGGGGACTTCCTCCAGCCCGGACCCGGACACCACTGCGGCGAAGGCCCGGGCGATCTCCATGATGGAGAACGACTGGACTACTGCGTCTGTCACCGCGCTATCGTGGTTCTGGAGCCCCAGCGTCACGATGGTCGCCTGTTTTTTCAATAGCGACACAGGGAGGATGTCCGACCCCGACTTGCTCACCTGGCCGGACTCGGACACGATTTCGTTGATGAGGGATTCGTGATCTTCCAGCTGGTCGAGCATGAGAGGCTTCGCGTAGAGGATTTTGTCTGCAGCTTCAATCTTGATGCGTTTCACGGTAATTCCCCTTTTTGCCGTTCCCTGAAATGTCTCGCTGAAAGCAGCAGGGATTCTGCCTTGTCGGGTGCTACCCTATCAGCGAGAGGTTTTTTGTTACTCGGAGAAGCTCAGCGTCCCGATGGTGTTCGAGGCATCCGCGAAGACGCTGAAATCGAATTCGGGGATCATGAAGTCCTCCAGCTTGGTCGCGAAGTTCAGCTTGCTGGCCGTGCATTGGTTCAGCGTGAAGGTTGCGCTCTTGCCCTGGTAGGTGGTGGTGAACGCCGCGGAGAACAGCGGGGTCACGCCCAGCAACTGGTTGCTGATGGTGATCTTCTTCCCGAGGGTGGTCGAGGTGTAGGAATAGGAGATCAGCGGGGAGATCGCGCTGTCTGCCGCCGCAAAGGTATAGACGCCGGCCGAGACGCTGTACTGTCCGGTCGCCGGTCCCGATGCCACCTTGGTGAGCTGCTGCCCCGTGGCCGCATTGGTCACGCCCAGATCGGCAAGGAACGTAGCCGAATTGGATACCGTCACGGTGTTGGTGGTGATCACCCCGGCCTCGTTGTAGGCAATCAGCTGGCTGCCGGTGGCCAGCGTCTGTCCGAAGAAGATGCTATTGACCATGGCACCGTTGAGGGTGGCGGCCTTGGCCTTGCCGGCGATCTTCCCGACCCCGCGCGCGACAGCCACGGGGAACTGGTAGGAACCGGTCAGCTCTTTGACGGTGAAGCTGAAGTCGAGGCTGCACTCCTGGAGCGTGCCGAAGTTCTGGGGGGTGGAGTTTGCCGCCGTGTTGGTCCCGAAAAGGACACCTGCTCCGAACGAATACATGGTTAATTACCTCCGATCAGGTGCTTTTTGAGCGCCTCTTTGAATGCCAGCGTGCGGTTGAACTCAGGGGTGAACACCTGAGCATTCCCGACATAGTGGTCGTTGAAAATTCGGTCGATGTCTTCCGCCGTCAGTACGGCGGCCGGGGTCTCTTCGCCTTCCATGGAGCCTCCTTATACCGCCATGATCTTGACGGGGATGATTGCTACTGCCTGAGAGCCGAGTACGCCCTCGTCGTTGACGATTTCGCCATCGATCCAGCAATGGCTGACATCTTGCCCGTCCACGACGAGCGAGAAATAGCCTGTAGCGGGCGACGGTGACAAGGTCTGGTCAATGGCATCAACCAGGGGGTTGAGGATGGTTGCCGGCGGTGTCTCCTCCCCCTCCCCGGTCTTCGCGTAGACGTACAGGTCCACGAACAGCGTATTCTTGGAGGGGAGCCCCTTCACTTGGGAAACACCCTCGTTTTTCTGTACCATGAACAGCGCCGGCTGTTCCTCTGCCGGGATATCGGCCCAGTGCTTCAGCCTGCGCGAGGTGGTGACGAACGGTGCCGCAGCCCTCACGACGTCGTACAGGGCAGAGTAGATGGCTTCCCTGTTGGCGATCACTTGAGCCCCCTGCTGACGGCCCTTCGGTACTCGTCCCGGATGTGTCCCGCGTTTTCTTCCAGAGAACCGCGCAGGAACCGCTTGCCCGGGATGTTCATTTTCATGTCATGTGCCCTCACAGTAACCTCGTGCGGGTTTTTCATCGGCTTGCCCCAGGCGACCTTTTGCATGCGGAGGTGCTCCTTTACGCTCACAGTCCCCTGGAACCCGTGCTCGTGGGTGTGGGCATACTCCACGTTGGTGCCGACCGTCGCCGTGGAACTGTCGGCACGGTTCTTCGCCTCAAAGGTGATCGACCGACGCAGGCGACCGGTGCGGTTCTTCAGCACCTGCCCTGACAGCTTGTTGCGCTGAATGTAGCCGGCCAACTCGGCAGCCAGCGAGGTGGTGGTCTTCTGGATCTCCAGCATAACCCGCGGGGTGATCGCTTTGAAGTTGGCGATTACCCGGTCATCCCCGGTGACAAACCCGGTCAGCATGGCACCACCTTTTGGTACGCTCTGAGCACCGACTTCAAATCGTCGGTCATGTCCGACCTGGTGAAGCTCACCACCTCACCGTTGATCGTTTTGGACGATACCCCGATGCGGTCCCGACCCTTGTACTTCGCGGCCACGAGCTCGATGCACGCCTGTTCGATTTCCAGGGGGATCACGGGGTAGCCCGCCGTGTACTGCAGCCGCACGTTGAGGTAACCCCGCCAAAACCGATGGCCGGTGAGGCTCAGCCGCGTGGCGTCGAACAAGTACCCGGCGCCTG